CGATGACAGGCGGTACCTTGCGTATGGAAGTCCCGGAGAAGCCGGGTTGGCATAGGCATTGGTTTCGGGGAGTTCCAGCACGGCTAGGTCAGGCAGTTCAGGCAGGTTATCGTTTCGTAGATGCCGACGATGTTGATATTAATAATTTCGACCTTGCAGGTGATAGTAAGGATAGTGGTAATGGTGACATGGGTTCCCGTGTGAGTATTGGTAGTGGAGAGGGTCCTTCACGGATGTACCTCATGGAATGCCCCGATGAAATTTTTGAATACGCACAGAGTTTGCTAGACAAGCGGTCAGATGCCCTTGCGAATACATTGAAAGGTGGTACCATAGGTAGTGATAGTTCAGGTGAGTCAGGCGAGGACAGGAAGCAACGTTACATTGATAAAAGAACTGGTAAGAACAGCCTATTCACTCGTAAATCATAATGGGAAACCTCTATGGCAAATGTATCTCGCCCTAATGGTCTATCCCCCGTCAAACATCTGACTGGGGCGCCGTATAACGGCCAGGGTAACATCTATCAAATCGCAGCTGCCGACACTAACGGATTCGCCATTGGTGATCCGGTTATTAGTAGTGGCAGCGGTGATGCGAATGGTGTACCTGGTATTACTCTCGCTGCTGCAACGGGTCCGATCCGTGGTGTCGTTATGGGCCTCGGTACTTCGGAGAGTGGTATTTTTAATCCACTCAATTTGAACAGCACGGTGCGACCTGCTGCCGCTCAGGCAACTGATTGGTATGCTATTGTTGCAGATAGTCCTGACCTGATCTTTAAGGTTCAGGAACATGCCAATGGTACACAGTTGGCCGCCACAGAGATTGGTCTAAACCAGGTTCTGTTCCTCGGAACGAATAATGGTTTCAGTTCCGGTTGGCAGTTGGCAAGTGTTACGGATGCAACGCCTGCCACAACCAGTACCCTGCAAGTTCGTCTGCTTGGGTTGGATCGTACATCTGACAATGCCTTCGGTGCGAATGCCAAGTGGCTTGTTAAGATCAACGCACACGAACTGTCTGCCGGCACTGCTGGCGTCTAATAGGAGAATAATATGGCAGGCGTAATCAATACTGGTACCCACCCGAAACTACAATGGCCTGGTGTTCATACCGTATGGGGTCAGATGTATAATGAGCATCCGGTGGAGTATACGGATCTCTTCGAGGTTGAGACTTCAAAGAAGGCGTATGAGGAAGATGTGCAGGTCACTGGATTTGGCCTCGCTCCTGTTAAGGGTCAAGGTGCACCAGTTGAGTATGATGGTGAGGAGCAAGGTTACGTAACCCGCTATACGCACATTGCGTATGGTCTCGGTTACATCGTAACGCATGAGGAGTTGATGGATAACCTCTATAAGGAAGTGGCAACGAGGCGTGCTAAGACAAATGCGTTTTCAATGAATCAGACCATTGAGAATGTGTCGGCATTCATCTACAACAATGCCTTCTCGTCTAGCTACTTTGTGATGGCCGATGGGCAGCCGCTGATTAGTAATGCGCATGTTCAGGTTAGCGGCGGTACTTTCAGTAATGCCTTGACTCCTGGTGCTGATTTGAGTGAGGCGGCACTGGAAGACCTCGGCATTCAGATCATGCAGATGACCTCCGATAAGGGGTTGCGTGTTGCTGCCATGGGTCAGTCGCTGCATATTGCTCCGCAGGAACATTACAATGCGGAGCGTATCCTCAAGAGTGTCCTTCAGAGTGATACGGCGAACAATAACATTAACGTGTTGAAGTCCACCGGGGCATTTCCGAAGGGTGTGAAGTTGAACCATTACCTCACGCAGCCGAGTGCATGGTTTGTCCGTACTAATGTGCCGAATGGTATGCGCTTCTTCTGGCGTGCTAAGCCTGAGTTCGCTCAGGACAATGACTTCAATACCAAGAATGCATTGGCGGCTAGTTATATGCGCTTCTCGTTGGGTTGTACCGATCCTCGTGGTATCTATGGTAGCAATGGTCCGTAATAGGAGGTAGTTATGCATTATCGTAATGGCCGTGAGGCTAAGAATGGCGACATCGTTGTATCACTTGCGGGGTATGGTGGGCACAACAGCAATCCAATCAATACCATTGGTGTCTTGTTCGATGCGACGCCGGGAAATGATTACTGTAACGGAAGTATCGCGCCACTGATTGGCGGTCCAGTGTGCATGGCATGTATGTGCGACTGCCTTCACATTGACGACCTGAAGGCGCTTCTGACCGAGAAGGGTTTGCATAAACGTCCTGAAGGTAAATGAGGAGTAATGTATGGCCACTATTAAGAAGGCTGGTTCCTTTAAAGGAAAGAGTAACAAGTTGGGTCACGGTGGCCGTGCTGCTCAGATGAAGGCGCAGGGAGTTCCTGGCGGAGTTATTGGTAAAATGGCCCGCCTTGCACAAGCTGCCCCTGGGCAGAAAAACTACCACGGGCATAAGAAAGGTAAGAAGTAAAAAGAGAGGTAACAAATTGTTACACGGTGTATAACGCTTCCCGACAATTGATCGAAGGGAAGCGCCTTTCCATAATGGCGTTATCATCAGGACAAATATCATGGGCAATCCAGTACGCTTCACTTCCGGCTTCACGCAGGATGCACCTTATCAGCCTCTCGCGCAGGTTGGTGTACCTGATCCATTCTTCTATGCGTATTATGAGGATGACTTTCTCCCTTATAATGCTGCCCTTTATACGGCAACTGTGTCAGGCGGTTCCATTGCTGCTACGGCTGCTAGTGGTAGTGGTGGTCGTATTCTCTTCACCACCGCCGCAACGGCAGCAAGTTATCCCACGGTTCAACTTCCGGTAGCCTCCTTCCAATATACAGCCACCAAGAAGTTGGCCTACTTGTGCCGCCTGCAGGTTGCTACCCTCACGACTAATGCTTTTATTGCCGGACTCATTGACACAACCACAACCCCCTTCACGGCAATTACGGACGGCATCTACTTCTTGAAGGCTGCCGGTACTACAAACATTGTAGTGAATGTGGTCACGGGAAGTGTCGTTATTGGCACTGTTACCTTGACGGGATTGTTGACGGCGAATACTGATATTGACCTTGGTTTCACGGTTGACCGCCTTGGTAATATATTGATCTATGCTGGTAATAGTTTGATTGGGCAGAAGAGGCAAGATGTTACTACCCTCGGTCCGGCTGCGAAGATCCTTGCCTCCTCTCTCACGGGAGCAATGACTGCGGTTCTTCTGAATCCAACCCTCTCCATTGGTAATGGTGCTACTGCCGCCGTAACAACCGGCGTTGCAGACTTCCTGTATGCCGCAATGGAGCGTTAATCATGGCCAATACATTCAACACTCAGGTGTTGCGTGATGGAATGCGGAACTTTGTTATTCGTGTTACAGGTGAGATTGACCTAACGGTAGCAACTCCGATTGATATTCCGGTAACGCAACTTACTACTGTCGCCACCATGAGTCCTCCCTGCCTTGCCTTGCGCGTAGAGAGGGTTAAATACTCGCAGCCGAATAGTTCAAACCTAGACGTGCAATTGTGGTGGCAGGCAACCACCAATGAATTATTCTGGGGTATGGCTGGCGGGGATGATTCTGATTTTTCAAACTTTGCCGGTCTTACGAATAATGCAGCCCCAGGAGCTACTGGGGATATTATGTTTTCCACGACAGGTATTGCAGGCACCCCTACAACGGCAAATGGCGCCCTAACATTCGCCTGTATCATTGAGTGCATTAAACTTCAACCTATCTATCCGGCGTAATATATGGCTAACTCTACATCCAACACGGCATATGGTATCATCAATGATGCCATGTTTGATGCTGGGTATTTGCAGGAAGGTGCAGAGGCGGACTCAGAACAGCTTGCAATATATATGAGGCGCCTCTGCGATATTATTAACTTGTGGCAGACGCAGGGGATCAAATTGTTCCTCCAGGAGGAGATAACAGTTCCCCTTGTCCTTAATCAGACGCAATATGTCATCGGCCCAATTGGTCCCGCCGTGACAATGGATAAGCCCTTGCAAGTATTGCAGGGGTTTGTTCTTAATACGTCTAATATAAGGCGCCCTCTTGTCCCCATTAGTAGGGATGAGTGGGAACGCCTCTCACAGGTTACTGGTAATTCGGGTACCATCAATTCATACTTCGCGGATAAGCAGGCATACGCACTTAATTTGAATCTATGGCCTGCTCCTGATAGCACGGAGATATTGAATACTGCAACCTTTCTTATGAGGGTGCAGGCAAAGAATCCAGTTCTATTGACGGATAATACCGCCTTCCCGCAAGAATGGAGGATGGCATTACGTTGGGGATTGGCGGATGATATCTGTACGGGACAGCCAGAATCCATAATGAATAGATGCCAGCAGAGGGCAACTGCCTATCGTACTGCCCTAGAGAACTTCGATGTGGAGGATGCATCCACACGATTTAATGTAGATAGTCGTTTCTATAATACAGCGGGGAGGTTTCGCTAATGGCACAATCTCCAACCGTTGCAGTTCCGGCACGCCTTCCACTTATTGCAGGTCCTGAGAATCGGGATAACTCAACGGCGAAAGATTCCCGCATCATCAATTGTTACGTGGAGGCCTCTCCGAATGAGGGAACACATATATACCGCCGCCCGGGCATGTTGACTTGGGGTATTCCTCCCCTGACTAGCGCTGCTGGCAGGGGTGTCTATTATTGGAATGGTTATGTGTATTCTATTTTCGGAACTGTCCTTTATAAAGGATTAGCCTCCGTTGCAACAGGTCTTGATGGTACTGGCGGTGTCTATTCCTTCAATAGTATCCTTGGAACAACTCCTCATCTAGTATTACAGAATGGTGTTCAGGGATATGCCTATGAAGATACTAGCGGCCTTTCTGCAACCCTCCATTCCATTAATGCAACCTATCCTGCCTACACAACAAAGGGACTTGCCTATCTCAATGGGGCAATTTATGTAATGCAGCACTTTTTCGGTACTGCAATTACACCTGCGGTGATTTGGGGTAGTGTGCCGAATAGTGTCTCTGTTGTAGGGGATTGGGACCCTCTCGATTATATCACGGCACAGATTGAGCCGGATAGTGGTGTGTATTTGTCAAAGCAATCGGTGTATGTTGTTGCCTTGAAGGAATGGACAACAGAGTTCTTTAGTGATGTAGGGAATCCAACAGGTTCTCCCTTGCTATTCTATCCTGCCGGTAAATTGAACTACGGTTGTGCCTCCGCCGATAGCGTGCAATCTATTCAAGAGATTCTATTCTTTATCTCCACGAATAGGGATGCCTCCAATCAAGTATTGATGTTGGAGCAGACACAGCCGAGGGTTGTATCCACACCTAACATTGATCGCCTCCTTAATCAGATCGACCTGTCGGTTGTATATAGTTGGCATATCAAAGCAAACGGGCATAACTTCTATGTCGTTACGATTAAGAATGCCAACCTTACACTTGCCTACGATCTTGTGCAGAATAGGTGGGAGCAGTGGACGGATACTAATGGGGATTATATGCCTATTGTGGCTTCTTGCCGTGATAGTGCTGGTAATCATATCTTGCAGCATGAAAGTAATGGGACGTTATATTATGCCAGCCCTAATTACCTAGATGATGATGGCTCTGTTATGCCCATCACTGTTATCACTCCCCTGTGGGATGCAGGCACTTCCAGGAGGAAACAGTTGGGGAGGATGATCTTTGATACGGATCAAGTTACTGGGGCAATCATGCAGGTACAAGTAACGGATGATGATTATCAGACTTGGTCACAGCCGAGAAAGGTTGATATGTCCCTTCCCTTCCCGAAGTTAGATCACTGCGGGACGTTCACTCGGCGGGCATTCAAATTTACAATCAACAATAATCTCCCCTTCCGATTGAAAAGTGTAGAATTGCAATTTGATGTAGGTACATTGTAATGGGAACCACGCAATCCAATAACCTTGCACAGACTCCTAATAATACTCCTATCGCGGATAAGAATACAGGAAAGGTTAGTTTTATTTGGAATCAGTGGTTCACCAATGTACAGATTAAGATTAATACAATTAATGCTAATTTAATTTCAGTATCTAAACAACCCTTGGTTAATACAACCCCAGGAACTTATGGTGATGCTACACATGTTCCCCAATTAGTTTTAGATGCT